GGGTGAGCCATTCTTTATTAGTATCTCTTTCCTTCCTTCTCTTGTTGTTTGTTTCTCAAATTCATCTAATATCTCATACACATTCTTTATCATTCATTATCCTCTCTATATCTATTATAGTGATCGTAATTGAAAGTGCATTCCATCTGGTTTAGACCATACACCGCCCCAATCAAATCCAGCATCTGTAAAACATTTTACTAATTCTGGAGACATAGTAGGAGTTTTACCAAAACCATTCCATGCTGCATTAATATCTATTGCGATACCCCAAGAGTGTAGAGAAGCAGAAGAAGCACCTCTTTTCTTTCTTACATTAAAGCATCCATCCCATGTTTTCAACTGAGAGATAAGATTTCTATCTATAATATTATTAAATGCTTTTGTTAGTGGTTCTACCATTGCTTTGTTACAATAAAGTTTTTTTGGTATAGCACCTAATTCAAGTTCATGTGGAACATCCCATACTGTCATATATTTTAATTCATTAGCAGTAATTGCTGGATCACCCCATTTTGCAAAACATTGTTTAGAAGTTACCATATTAAATCCTCTTTAGTTATTTGTTATTTGGCGCCCTCTGACGGAATCGAACCGCCACTGTGGGAGTAGAAATCCCATGTCCTATCCATTAAACGAAGAGGGCTTTGTTTGGTGGGCCACTACGGACTTGAACCGTAAACCTGCCGATTATGAGTCGGATGCTCTAACCAATTGAGCTAGAGGCCCATAATTTGGTGGGGATAGTCGGACTCGAACCGACACGCATAAGCGGCAGATTTTAAGTCTGCTGTGTATACCAATTTCACCATATCCCCAGAATCTTTAATAATAATTGGAGCGGGATACCAGAATCGAACTGGTTTCTTTAGCTTGGAAGGCTAAGGCAGCAACCAATATACCAATCCCGCTTAATTCTTATTTATTATATACTATTTAGATCAATTTGTCAATTAAAATCACACAATAACAGGATACGTTTTTCTTTTTTCCCATAAAAGTATAAATTGCTGAATGTATCCTAAACTTTCAATGTATAAGTTATTATACTACATTTTTCTAAAAAGTCAAGCATTTTTTTATGCTACATTTAAACTTTTTAGTCTATCTGCACAAGTAGAAGCTGCCCAAGCGTTAGGTTTTACTAGTGGTGTAACATTACACATACCACGAATATAACCTATAGCTTCATTTACAACACAAGAACTTCCATATTGTTCATCTTTATTGATATCTAAATGTACTTCTACTTCTCTATCTTCTAGAACATCTTTTAATTTTAGGTATAATTCTGCTATTTTATACACTTCTGTCATAAGACGCATTCTAGGTTTTTGTTTCTTTTGATCAAAGTCTCTTTCCCTATGAATTTCACCAAAAACTTTACAACCATGTTTACCATCAATATGTACTACAATTGCTAAAGTATAATCTGCGTACCATTGATCGTTTAATTTGAAGCGTTCTGAGTCTCCACCAATATATATTTTAGTATTTGGTCCCAGTGATTCTATATATTCTTTTACTTCTTCTACATTAATAGTACGCATAATTACCTCTTGTTACATATTTCCTCTAACTAAATTAATAAATTAAACGAATCATCGTATTTGCTATCTACGACAATTTCTTCAATCTTATATCTCCAAACCTTATAACCATGAGATTGAAGATTATTGACTATATCTAATAGTCTTTGTTTCATCGAAGAATAATCTGAATCATGTCCTGTTATGAAAGTATCATTTTTAGATCTTTCTGGAATATCATCTTCTCTTCTTTGCATTAAGAGATTAGCGGTTTTAAATTTATGTGTGTTTGCAATAATTTTAACAATTTCCAGATCCTTTCCAAAAACTGGATTAATAGTCACATGACATTCATACATCATAATCTCCCGCATAATTAAATATAATTCTAAAATATTAACATTCCATGAAGGATTAGAACCCTCAACAACACGTTTGGAGCGGGTAATCGGACTTGAACCGACGACATTTTCGTTCGGAAGACGAAACATTCTACCACTGAACTATACCCGCATTAAAAAAATCAGGATGCTTTGTCTAAAGGTGGGATTCGAACCCATTACGACATTCCCCCTACTGGGATACCCCGCCGAGTTGGTGGCGTTTTTATATTTGCTGTAGTCATCCTATATACTGGTGTCGTAATCTCCCCAGAAGGTTCGGCTTTCCCTTATCCTTTACACAATCGACAGCTTTTAACTGAGAGATCGTTGTAACTGGAATTACGACATAAAATTGGCATCCCAAGAAGGATTCGAACCCTCAACAACACATTTGGAGTGTGGTATGTTACCATTACACTATTGAGATATATTTTACCCAAAAATTGGTGGAGAATATCGGATTCGAACCGATCTGATATCCTCGGTGCAAGCGAGGCGACCACCCCAAAGCAGTCCCATTCCCCAAAAATTGGCTGGCAATGTAGGATTCGAACCTACGACCCACGGATTAACAGTCCGATGCACTACCACTGTGCTAATTGCCAATAAAATCTGTTGCGTTGAGTTGACTGATGAAAAACACAGGACTCTAACGGGACGCAACAACTCCTTTTAATTGGTCCGTGTAGAGGGACTCGAACCCCCGACCCTCTGGTCCCAAACCAGATGCGCTACCAAACTGCGCTATACACGGAAAATTACTGGTTACGAAATCCAGTGACAGTATTACGATCTGTCCGATACTAAATAACCGCAAGGTTTCTTATTTTATAACATCCCCAACCTTGCAAGGATGGTTATCCCTTAATATATTTATATATATCAAGGAGGTTTTATCAGAAAACTGGCGGGTATGACGAGGATCGAACTCGCCTAAACCTGTTAGACAGACAGGTGTAATCACCAGACTACTACATACCCATAAACTTTTGGTGGTTGTAACCAGAATCGAACTGGTGATGAGAGGATATGAATCTCTAGTTATACCACTTAACTATACAACCTAAAAACTATTACCAACAATACAGAATAATTATCTTTTCGTAATCCACTTCTTTTTGTAAGTTTTCAAAAGCATCAAACAATACACCGACCCATTCACCTTTTTGTTCTATCATCTCAGACTTTCTATCTAAAATCATATCGAACCAGTATTTTTTATAAGAATCGTTTTGAACATCATTATATACTATATCTAACCAGACATGCCAAAAATCTTTATAAGCACCTCCAACTACATTGTGATAGTCTCTAAAATTTTTATTATCAATATTCATTTTTTCTGATAAAAATTCTTGAATATCATTCCAATCATAATAATGCAGTGTTTGTTTTTCTAACATAATATATACTCTGAAAGGTTAATTGGTGTCTCATAATGGTATCGATCCATTGTTTCCGAATTATCAGTTCGGTATTCTACCTTTGAATTAATGAGACAAATAAAACAGGATACGTTTTTCTTTTTCCAAATAAAAAGTTTTGTAAATTTGCTGAATGTATCCTAAAACTTAACAGGTTCATCTTGGTTTCTTTTGCGACTAGCTAAAAAAATTAATATTGCTGAACTGAACCTAAAATTGGTAGGGGTGCGGGGTAATGATCCCTGTTCTACGAGTTAAAAGCTCGTTGCTTCACCTTAAAGCTTCACCCCCATAAATCTCTCAAAAATTGTGATCGTATTACCTTTAAATAGAGCACCCACCTTGGTTGATATAGAAAGGTCATTTTAAGTCGGAGGAACGATCAATACCGACATTAGTTGCAACACAATTTGGTAGCGGGACCTAGAATCGAACTAGGATTTCGAGCTTATGAGACTCGTGAGTTACCGTTACTCCATCCCGCTATTATTTGGTGGGTAAGGTAGGAATCGAACCTACTCAGCACGAGGCGTCAGATTTACAGTCTGATGTGACTCTCCAACTTCACCGCTTACCCTAAACTCTTTTAACTATTATACTTTACTATCTAACAAAAGTAAAGCATTTTTTTTAAAAAGAAACCGTCGCCAGCAGAACAAAGTTCTGATCTCTTTATAGAGAACCACGGTTGAGGTGGTATATTTTGACCCCACCCACTGCTTATACGCTAACCTTCAAGGTCATCGGTTGCGCTATCTTCTTCAGATTTTAATTGGTACACCATCGGAGATTCGAACTCCGTTCACAAGAGTGAAAATCTTGTATCCTAAACCAAGTAGACGAATGGTGCATTTAACTTAAAAACTATTATATCACATTTTCTAACTTTGTCAAGCACTTTTGTTTGGAGGTAGTGACAGGATTCGAACCTGCATAATGCTGATTTGCAATCAGTTGCCTAACCTTTCAACCACACTACCAAATATCATAGATATATATATTAAATTTGTTGTAAACGTTCCTCCTCTTTTAGTAGGAACCATTTCTCCCATATAACAAGACCGGCTGGGTTAGAGGTAAGTAGTAATAGTCGGTACAAGGTTACTAGTTTAGCCTCATTGCGGAGATCACCTGCTCACAAAGTTTTCGACGCTTTGCTTTCCCAACATCTACATTTACAACAAAACTTGGAGCCACCAACAGGTAACGATCCTGTGTCGCCTCCTTACCAAGGAGGAATAATACCATTATACTATGGTGGCAAAACTTGGTGGGGATGGTCAGACTCGAACTGACACGCCTTGCGGCACTGGCTTCTAAAACCAGCGTGACTACCAATTTCACCACATCCCCTAAAAATGGCAGAGAGCATCGGTCTCGATCCGAATACCTTGGCAGGTACGATCTACTTAGCAGGTAGTCCCAGAACCCTGTCTGGTTTACTCTCTATTGACTCTTTTTCTTATCTCATCAAAAGCGATAGGTCTAAAATCCGTTTGTTCGACACAAACACAAATATACCAAGGATCAACTTCATTATTATATTTTACCACATTTGTATGAGTATGTCCATGAATATTTGCAGTAAACCTACCTTTACTTTCAGAATGAATAGGAATATGACTTAAAATCATTCTATCCATCACATGATAAGCTCTGATATCTCTAAAATGTTCTGTATAATCAGTCAATTTAAAAATATCATGATTTCCCTTAATGAGAACTTTATCTCCATTTAGTCTATGGAGAGTTTGCAATGCTCTTCTATTAATAACAACATCGCCTAAATGATATACTTTATCCTTGGGACCAACAGTTTCGTTCCATCTTTTAACTAACTCTTCGTCCATTTCTTCTGGAGTGTCCCAAGGTCTAACTTTAGTGCCATCTTCTTTTAGAAAACGACACACTCCTAAGTGTCCAAAATGTGTATCGCTAACTAAAAATGTAGTTGGCATCTTATTTCTCCTAATAATGGCAGAAGATGGAGGAATTGAACCCCGAACGCACACAGACGTTCTCCTGTTTTCCAAACAGGCGTCAGTACCAACTGACTTCATCTTCTAAAATTGGCGGTAGGAGAGGGAGTCGAACCCCCAAGGCGTTTTACGGCTCGGCTGTTTTCAAGACAGTTTTCGTTTCCAGTCGATTTACCCTACCTTAACTTTTAATCCCAATATTCTCTATAAGGTTTTCTTATTATTTGAACTTCATAATCAGGATCATATATAGCTTTTCTAAGTTGTCTTTTACAGTCTCTACGATATGGTCTTTGTGCATACATATTATGAAACCAATTTGGACCTCTCCATCTATAAAAATGATGTTTAGCATCAGAATGAAATCTAGCTAATCTTATTTTTCCTTCTTTGGAATTTTGATCTATTTTTATAATTTCCCATCTATAAGTTCTTCTTATTCTTTCATATCGAGTAAGAACTGAATTACCATCAACCAAATATTTTTCTTTTAGTCTATATGTTCTAGACATAGTTTCCTCCTCTAGGTTAAGTTACCTAGAAAGCAGAAAACCCTACCTCTTTAAATTTAAACATAATTCCTCCTGATTATCTATATTTTGGGTACTTTTCTTTAATGAAATCTGGAATATTGAATTCGAATTTGAATTCAAATTTAAAATTTTCCATTTTTTTCAAGTATAATTTTTTATAAATTTTATCAGATTCTGTTCTAATATAATCTTTATTATGTTCTGCTAATAACAACTCTCTAATGGTTTCTTCATAATGGTTAATTACATTTTCTTGAGCACCAAGAGATATTGCCCTTTCCATACTTTTTCTCCAGTTCTCAATAGAAGTTTTCAACTGTTTTCTAGTTCTTTTAGGTGGAGTATTATATTCCTCACCCATAAAACTCTTTAATTGAGAATCATATTGAGTTTGACGTTCGGTATCAAATCTTATTTCTTCTGCTAGATACCCTTCTTTATCTGTGGTATACCATTCATAGTCTGCTTCAACTTCGTCAAGTATCATATTATTCCTATATAGGTTTGTATGTTAATGATTTAATAAACAATTTAAATGTTTCCTTCTTTGGAGGGACGAAAGTTAATATTCTAGCTCCTTTTGGAATGTTTGTCAAGAGCAAATTAAACTTATGAGTAACATCTTTGTTGCTATAGCTATCTCTATATTCTCCATCCAAGAAATTTAACTTTCCAATATACTTTCCATCAGCTAATACTTTTAATGTATACCTTCCAGTATAAGGAATTGGTCCTGTTTCAACAGTTAGCATCACAGAATTATAATTAAATAAATTTTCTGGTGCAGTTATAGAAACTTGGCTTGTTTCAATTTCAGTCCCTAAAGTTGCACTATAATTTCTAGAGAGATCATATACCTTCTTTAAAGTAGCCTGTAACTTAACATTACTTGGTGTGTAAGAAATATTAGTTGTTTTCTCAATAATATCCTTAACACTCAATGTTAATACAGAACCATCTACATCTAAGAAATTATATTCTTGCTTTCCCCAATCTCCACTTGGATCTGGTTGAGGTTGTTTATATAATGACCAAATTCTATCAATATTACCATGATGCATATAGAACATTGGATCTCCAGCGGCAGTTCTTAATGTTCCCATGCTTCTATTCTTTCCAAACCTTGTTCCAACCCAATCATGACCATCATTATGTGGTCCCTGTTCAAGTAAACCTTGTCCAGTTGTACGATCAGTAGTTGGAGAACCTAAAAATTGTTCCCAAGGAGTACTTAACATCAAATTAATATACTGAAGACTAAAGAATCCTAATGTTTCAGTAACATGGTCTTTTGAGTCTTGCGTCAATTCATTTCTTGAATCAATTTCTGGCTTTTCTACTGAAGGTCCACGATTACCTTCAAACAAAGCTGAATTATCAAAATCTAATCCATCAGGACTTACCATATCCTCTAGACTTCTATCATATCCAAAGAATGGACTTGGTAATCCTTTTTTCTTTCTTTCCTTTGTATTTGGCATTTCCTTATGGACTGTCCAATCCCAATATGGGAGAGCAAACTTTGAACCATCAAGTCCTTGTTTATTAATACAATCTGCAAGGATTCTTTCTAGGAAATAAAGATATCCTCTATGCCAAGGAAGGAAATTCCAAGACCAATGTACGGGAGGATGATCTTCATTTGCTTCTGTACAATGAAGAGCATGAATCTTAGCATAGTTATCCCATTGTAGAGGATCTTCTAGTTTAAGATTATTTCTCATATATCCTACTGCTTTCATGAAGGTTCTTAGTTCTTCATCAGTAAGATCATAAAAACTTTTTCTAATTCTTTTCGGTTCATTAGTAGGATCAAACGATTTTCCTTTAGTAGTTAATTTATTTGCTACTGATAAATGAGTATGTCCATCATCAGCTAAACTAACTAAAGGAGAAACTGCAGCAACCGTTATAGTATTCTTGATAAAATCTCTTCTGTTCATTATTAACCTAATTTTAATATATTTTGGAACCCTCGGCAGGATTCGAACCCACAATAAATCGTCCGTAGCGATTCGTGATAATTCCATTTCACTACAAGGGTATATTTTCTTTAATTGTAATTGCGAGTCTATATTTTTGTTACTTGGCAACTCTGCTAAACCAGGATTTGCACCTTTCAAGAATGGATATTTTTAGTACCCATATTTAACATTGACTCTCTACCATATAGAAACACACTACCAAGTCCATTGCCTAGAGTTGGTCCCCGTAGACTTGTTGACGCAATGTGTTTTTATATGGTAGGTCTTAGTGGTAACGCTCCACTGATTTCAACTTGTAAGGATGATGTGATACTATTTCACCAAAGACCTAAAAATTGGTGCAGCCAACTGGTATCGAACCAGTATCTAAGGATTTTCAGTCCTCCGCATAGACCATCTTTGCTATGGCTGCTTGGGTGATTAACGAGTAACGATCTCGTACTTCCTCTTTCACAGAGAGGGGTGCTACCATTACACCATAATCACCATTAATTGGATCAGGAACGTGGACTCGAACCACGATAAACGGAGTCAAAGTCCGTTGTCCTACCATTAGACGACTCCTGAATAAGTTTTCCAAATTGTTAAAGAGCTATTGAGAGTCTATTATAGATCATTCTCAACCAGAAGTCAAGTTTTTTAACTCCTGAAACGAAAAAACCCTAGAATTCTAGGGTTTTTTGTTATTTAAAAAATTTATATTTTTAACAAAAAACCCATTTGTAAATAAAATATCTTGGATCTTTTTTTGACGCGCAAGATTCTAAGTGCCATTGACTAAGCACTAAATTTTGATTGGATATGCGTGTTAAAATGTTTTTGTTCATATTACTACTTATATATTTTTTTCACTAAAAAAGCCTTTTTTTAAACTTTTTTTAAACTTTTTTCAAAATATTTTCAATTTATTTACAAAAAAGCCATTTTTTATGGTATATTTTTTTAAATTTGGTTTATAGAAACATTTCCAGTACTTCTATATGAAGTTGCAACACAACTAAATACATTTTTATACAATTCTCTAGTATTATTTTGGTCATAAGACACAGAATTAGAAATATTCATAGAATCACCCACAGAAGAAGCATCAATATTAGCTCCAGTGAACACAAACTCCCAATTATACTTAGTTTTTTGATGGTTAATTATATTACTAATTTTTTCTCTAGTAAAACTTATACTAGAATTTTCTAAACCATCTGTGGTAATCAAAAAAAGAACTTTAGATGGTCTATCTTCTTCAGGCATATTAGATAAACGCATACCTACTACTCTAATAGTATCACCAATTGCATCATAAAGAGGAGTCATTCCATCAGGTTTATACTGACTGGAATTTAATTCTGGACAATTTTGGATATTTATTCCATTAAAAATAATATTATTTGGATTAATACTATTAAACGTAGTTAAAGTGATATTAGCTTCACCACTAACTTTCTTTTGTTCCTCTATAAATGCATTAAATCCTCCTATAGTATCAGAAGAAAAATTATGCATAGATCCAGATGCATCAATAATAACAACTATTTCAGTTAGATTTTCTTTCATAAATTACCTCAAAATTAACAGGATACTTTTTAACATTTCAGATTAACAGTCTGGTGTTTTAATTTGCTGAACGTATCCTTATTTAGTAAATTTTTAATAGGGAGCCGAAGCTCCCATTTAATTAAAAGTCATATCTGTTGTTCATGATTGTATTCATCATAATTCCTTCTGGAGTAAAGTCATCCATATCAGTAGACAGAACAGCCTTTACGATAGAAGGACTGAATCCAGATACCAATGCTACTCCATTAGTATCATATTTAACAGGAACATTATCCTTTGAATTCAAATTCCAGAATACAATTGATGGAATTTCATATCCAGCAGCTTCAAACTTACGAGCAATCATTTGATGAGCAGAGTCATCAAAACTAATACACTGATTGAACTGCATATCAGATAAAATTAACAACATCTTAGGCATATCACTTGGAGCAACATTACCCTTTACTGCGGTTTTTAGAATCTTATCCATAGCCGCATGAAGATCAGTACTCATAGCCCAGTCTGATTTGGTCATTTGAGAAGCCTTATCTATAATATTACCCTTCAGATGTAGAAGTTTAGGATCAGTAGAGAAAGTCAAGAAAGTATCCTTGAAATCTCCAGTATTCTTTTCTGCTAGATATAGACCTAGAGAAACTGCTACATCAATACAAGTAGTAGAACCCTTATTACCAGCAATACATGTCATAGACCCTGATACATCAACCAAAGGTAAGATACTTGCATCACCAACGAAGTTTGGAAGTGCTTCCCACTGCTTAATAACTAGATCAAGTTGAGTCTTGTTGAAAGAAGCACTATTAAAACCATATAGGTTAATTACACCCTTCAATACATCGTATGGAAATACAGCACCAGCATTAACCTTAACCTTTGGATCATCACCCTTTACTAAAGAAGCAACATACTGTTGGTATGTATCTTTAGCATTACGCCAAAAAGCTTTCTTATAACGAGCAGAAGCTACTGATGGAACATGACTGAAATTAATATTATTCCAATCTTTAGCACACATTTTAGTTTCTACAACCTTAGTTAGATTAACTAAAGTTTTACGATATTGCTTTGGAGACATTCCTAGAGCATTACGAAGTTCTACTGCAATTTCACCTTTACGAGGCATCCACTTAGCACATAGTCCATTTTCATTAGAAATAGCTTCTTTTATGTAATCATAGGCTTTAAAACGAAAATCAGACTTGAAAGTTAAAAGATCATCCCAACGACCCAATTCAGGAACTTTAGGTAGAATCTTTTCTACTAGATCTGGTTTAGTATTTTCTAGATGTTCTAGAATTTTACGAAAAACTTCACGTTCACCGGCTCCACCACGCACATCTCGACTCCAAAGAGCTACTCGAATAGCTAATTCTGGATTTTCTACCATAGCAGCAGTAAAATCAGGAACAATATCCTTACCACGAGAAGCACCAATCTTATAGAAAAGATCTACAACAGCGTTAGAAGTATCCTTAAAAGCTTTCATATTATTTTCAGTACGAGCTTCTTGATTCTTAACAGCATTTACAAATGAGTTCATAATTATCACCTATCAGGTTTACGTTTTATACAAAATTTTCAAGTTTGTTTTTGGTTAAAATTGCTGAAATAAACCTTTATTTCAACTGGATGATCGGAACAGTATTTTATTATTCTGCTTGACCCCATCCCCTGTATATTGGTTCAGTTCCTCAAGCCTATCAACAATTCATGTTGACTATCTGTATATTGTGTCTGTTAACAGAATCATATATGTCTTTCCATATGTCGTTGGTTCCTTGAATGTTCTCTATTTCTAGAGACTAGTCGCTGGAGCATTTTCTCCGAGCAAACATTTTCTACCACATTATAGGTTTAAAGTTTTTTCATTGCTGAATTCATCCAAAAATTAAAAAACAGGATGTGTTTTACGCGCTCTACCGACTAAGCTACTTCATAATAATATTATGAAGGTTGGACTCGAACCAACGACCACGGTGTTGTAATCACATTTAATTATGCAGTAAACATCCTAAAATAACACAAAATGCTGTATGCATTCTTCATTTTTTTATATAATACACCATTTTATTGATGGTGTCAAGGGTTTTTATGTTACATTAATAATTATTTTTTATTTAAATTATCAATGTAATGATTGATTGGAGCCTCCACCCAGAATCGAACTGAGTTATCATGATTACAAAACATGTGCATCGCCATCAATGCTTTGGAGGCTATTTTTTATTTATACTCTTTACCACAAACAGAACATTTAGAACTATCTCCTTTTTGAGATAGATTCATAACTCGCATACCATCTCCATATTTTTTATCTTGATAATCCGAAGAGTTTGATGGATTACCTTTACATCCACATTTCTTAATTACAGAACCACTCATAATATATTCTCCTATTTATTCATATACGAATGCAATTTCTTCAACAGGAATCAAAAAAACATTCTTTTCAATTTCTTTAGATTTATTCCAATCTAAACAAACTCTTTCTCCAACAGAAACTTCTGTTACATCTGGACCTACTGATATAACTACTGCTTGATCAACATCAAGAGGACTTTTAAGAATAATACCAGAATCTGTTGTTAGATTTGGTTCTACTCTTTCTACAATAACATTTTTTTTAATTGGACGCATAATATACCTTTTTTAAAAAATTGGCTGGCAATGTAGGATTCGAACCTACGACCCACGGATTAACAGTCCGATGCACTACCACTGTGCTAATTGCCAATATTGATAATTATAATCTATTTATAATGACATGTCAAGTATTTTTTTACAAATTATCAAATAAATTAGATAATGTAAAAATTGATCTAGACCTGTCATAAACCAGAACATATATTTGTCTGGTGTGTAATTCCACTTTCTATTTATATTACTTTTACAATAATCTATCAAATAATGTGATATGAAATCAATAAAAATTAGATAAATTGAAAAATAACCATAAAAATATAAGAACACTCCGGTAAGTATACCATGAATTGCTGAATGAAGCAAGCCTCCTGGGTGTAAAAATGTTCCTTTATTTGACCACTGATATTTTGTCTGTAGAATAAAATCAGCAATAAAATGTTTGAGAAATAATCCCAATAAAATTAAAATCATTAAAAATCCTCTAATTCTTTTATTGCAGCATCAATGCGTTCTTCATATTCATCCCAAGCTTTGTTTTCTTCTGCTGTTACATTTTTCCATTCGATTAAAAGACTAACCAACTCATCTACTAAATCTGAGCGTATATATTGGGATGGTTCGCCAAAATCAGGTTTTTTCTCCCATCCTTCAATCTCATGTGAGTTTGCCCAAATCTTCTTTGGTAATTTATTCATTATTTAATACCAAAATCTGTTTTAATACACCATACTTTAAATTCTAGTAAAGAATTCATGTATTCCTGATCTTCAGGTTCAACGAGTTCAATACAATGATTAATAATTAGTTCAGCAAACTTTTCTGCCCATTCTTTTGAAGGAGTCTGTATGGTTAAACTATCCTCGCCGTTAAAATTTTCAGATACTGATTGTATAGTTGCTTTTTCATACAGTTGTTCAATTAAATTATTCATTATTTATGTCCTATATTATGTTGTTCTTCAGCAAACGCAATTCCACTAACAAAACTCAATAAGTGTCCTTCTCCCATACAATTTTCATACTCAATATATCCTTCTATACGTTTTTCAGGACTCAACGGCTTCCTTGCTTCACGCAGCATCCTATTCTCAGTCTCTAACCAAGCGGCCCATTTGCTGGCGCTATTAAATGCTTCATCCTCTTCATACTCCGTCATCGGCTTTCTTTTCGGCTCTGGGCTGGTGAATCTGTCAGGATATGCTTCCTTATATTCCTTAATTGCTTCAGCCATAGGTGACGCATCTTCAGTAGCGCCGCATGAAATATTTTTATCTCTTGAGGTTAACCATCCAGCGAACAGATAAATTGCTCCTTCATTTGATTCCCATAATTCTATTTCTTTATTCATATTCTTCTCCTAATTAAACTATAGCGTTCTTTCGAACTTCTTCAAAAGTATATTCTTTAATAAGTTTACCATTTTCAAATACTGTTTCTAATACTGGAGTAGGCCAATCTTCAACCCCACTATGATATTTTCCGTTATCCTTGTAAAGCGTCACTCGACCTTTCTTGCTAGTCTTACCTGGATCAGTAACTGGATCTTTAAATACATGTCTCCATTCACCATTTACTCGAATTGCTGAACATTTCATTGCCCACTTCTGCGTGTCTCTATCAAGTTGCTGTAGTAATGCACCTCCTTGACCAAAAAGAATATTATCAGCACTATACCCATAGGAATCAGCAGTTTCAAGAATAAGATCTATCATCTTACCATTGATACCATCTCCTTGAAGGACACGAACATTATTTATAACTTTATATCCTTTAGAGTTTACAGTATGTCCAAAATAACTATCTAAAATCTCAAGACACCCTGTAACTATTACATTTGGTATACCACTGTCTGGGCGAACTACTAATTGAACATTATTATCAATAATATCTTGTTTCAATACTGAGCCATAATAATGACATGCTCTATAGATATCATAACTATCAGAAACAATTGATACTGTACTATTCGGATTATTACAAATCATATTACAATAAGAATCAACTTCGTTATCTCGTCCCCAAGACGTTACAGTAGAATGTTCCATTGCTGGGACGCTAAAACCTGCAATACCACCATTGTAATAAGAACGTGCAAAACAAAGACCAGCAATATTATCAGTCCCCATAAAATTGACTAGGTGCGCTGCTCCACCAATCCCAGAACTTTCAAGACTAGATACTCCTCTAGCACCGAAATCATGTAAGCGAAAATCAATGTCACTAGGATTACCGTTTTTCTCTAACCATTTTAAAATAATCTTTTTACTTTCATAACTATTAGTTGCTACAGTTGTTGGATACCAAACTGCACGAAGTAATGCTGTTTCGAGGAAAGTAGTTAACCAAAAACATTTTGAGTCAGTATTTTCTATTGTAACCAACACATTCTTAACAGGAACTATCGTTCCTTCAGGAACTGCTTTAATAACTACCGGCAAAAATCCATTATATTTATCAAGAATATATTCCCATCCTTCTCTATAAAAAGGTTCACCATGAGATTTTATTATACTTTCAGCAATATCAATATCGTCTTTTGTAATAGGATCAAGTAGATATTCTTTAATAAATGCTTGTAATCCAAAGAATAAAGTAGAATCCCATTTACCTCCTCTACTTTCAATATATGAATATACTATTTCAGTACCTTTTGGATATTGATTAAACATACTGTATTTGTATGAATCACTATTTAAAATTATATTCTTTTTCATGTAATAAATCTCCTTTATTAATATAATCCATATCGTCTATCAATATGAATTCAATTTTATCAAAAATATTATAATCTTGATATTTTTTCTAATTAAAATTACTCATCATTAAGCTCCATTAGACTCATTGGGTTGATTTGAGCGTGACGCAATGCGCGACGATATTTAATCTTTTGTTTTGCGGCAGCCTTCCTATTATTACCATAACGCGGAATATTAGGACAATCCATCCAATTAACAAGAGCATTATAAATCTCTTCTTTTGAAGCATTATTCCGACAAGCAACCTGATATTCACGTTTAGCGCGTTGCCCAGAACGACGATTACTATCTCTATTTGTGCGACTCATATTGTTCCTCTTTATGCTCCTACAAAATTGGAAATTATTTCGTAATGATCTTCATAAACTTCACCATTTAATCCATAGTCCCATATCAACAAACTGGAGTTCTTGATAATAAAGACTTACCTGAAACCCGTTTGAATTCAATTTATTAATAACATCTTTAGCAACTTTGGGAGCTTTTTCGTAACTAGGATACAACCAACTACCGTATGGTTCACTACGAATGATTAGTTCATGCCTTTTTTCTTTAGCCTCTTTCTCGATCAGACTACTAATATGTTCAAGATATTCATCAACACTTGGTCCAGCTAATTCTCTTGCTTGTTGTGCTGTAATCATGATTAAGCTCCAATAAAAGTTTGGATAATTTCGTAATGATCTTCAAAAACTTCACTAGAATCTAAACGTGCAATAGGAATCCAAGAAGCCTTTTCTGCATCATCTTGACCTTTTACTTTAGGAAGTTCTCCATCAGGAAGTTGAATATAATATGCATGAGTAATAGTTCTTCCTCTTGCTGATCTATTAATAGCATCAAATACTTTATTAGATTTAATACTACCTAGCAAAACTGGAACAGGAACCTTAATTCCAGTTTCTTCTTTTAATTCCCTAATAGCACAAGAAACCATACTTTTATCTTTATTTGCATCTAGAAATCCTCCAGGTAAAGCCCAAAGTCCTTTTCCTGGTTCTGATTTACGTTTAATCATAAGAACATGACCAGATTGAACTACTATTGTATCAGTTGTAACAAATACAGGAGGATAAGGTAAACATTCATATTGTTTCTTATAAGTTTTAATAAATTCTCTTTCTTTTATAATTTGATTGTATTCCTCTTCAGTCTTGAAATGTTCTAGGAACTTAAAGATTGAACTAGGAACTACTCCTTTAATGAAATTCATATTAGCATCTTTACGGAAATAAAGATCTCTAATATCCGTAGAATTAAGGGATTCGATTAGATCAACATGAACTCGTTCCCATTGAGGAAACATACTAAGATAAAAAGTGCTTTCATCTTTATCATGACCAATAATACCGATTTTTGGATTACTTTTTGTTATATATCCATCAACAATTTGTTGAACTTTGATTGCCCAAGCTTGATCATTATAAATTGAATCGGAGATATAATCAATACAAACATTTTTTCTTATATTATTTTCTGTACAAACCATATCAACCATAACAATCCTATCATGTTCAGTAAAAGGATTTTTATAAGTTCTTGGCTGAAAAGCTGATCCAACAATCAAAACTACTTTTTCAGCAATTTCAGAGGCTTTTTTAATAATTTCTAAGTGGGCATTGTGAACGGGTTGGAATCGTCCAATAAAGACGATGATATCGTATTTTTTATTCATAACATAACTCCTATGTTTTATTGACATAAGAAGGTCTATCCTTCTTACTTGTATTTAGTATACATCATTTTTTACCAAAAGTAAAGCAATAAAAAAGGGGACCGAAGCCCCCTTTCGTTACTTTAAAGTAACTTTTTACTTAGCTACCAATCCTTTGTCTACAGACTCAACAATTTGATCTCCAATCAGACCAGCAAAAGATGAGAACACCTGTAGCAATACACCAGCAATAGCCAAAGCAAGCCAACCAAAGAACACGAACCCATAGTGCAAAGGGGCAACAAAAAGTTCCTCCATGAACCAGAAGGTATGACCCCATTCATTTAGACCTACGTTTGGTAGAATCATAAATGGACCTACAACAGTTACTAGATAAGGAAGACTTAAACCTTCAGCAAAATAAGGAAGTCTTGTCTTAGCATATAGGAATGCAGCAAATCCAGTGATGATGTAGATTGGGTAAGTCAAGTAAAATTCAATAATATGACTTGGCGTAAAGTCAGTATCACGAACAATAGTTTGATGCCAAGTTCCGTCTTGTTCGGTGAAATAAGAGGCTCCCCAATAAATAGCATTTGCATAAGCAAATAACCAAATTAAGTGAGTCATATTACGACGAAGTTCTTCCCTTGGAGTAATTGCAGCAAGGTTACGATCCCTTGATTTCCAAATATAACCCCAAAGAATAGAAGCCGTAGAAACTTCTAAAACAATTTCAGTATATAGGAAATTCATCCAGTAAGTTTCAAACTCTGGTGCAAATGAATCTAGTCCAGCAGACCAACCATATACACCTTCATACCAACGTACCCATATGTAAAATACAGTATAGATACCGAATGCAAATGTCAACCAAGACTTATTGAGTAGTGGTGCATCTGCAACAATTTTAACATCTTTAGCTAAAGTAGCCATATCATTACCTCTTGTGTTTTATAAACAAAGTCCTTTTCTACGAAAGAGTCCATTCAATTCATTTCACAACTATATTTATACCACAAAAAAATGTTCTTGTCAACTATTTTTTTATATAAATATTAAAAACTATTTTTGGAGATAAAATGTTAACTTTTAAAGAATTTTTAGATGAAACTCAAGAACATACCAGTGCAGACACATCATTAAATCAAGTTTCTGCTGGGTTAAAATATGCAGTTTCTAAAGGATTAATCAAACCAAATAGTACAAATGTGGATCATGGTGGTGGAAGATATGATGTTGGAAAATCTCATGTAGAAAATTCAGTAGAAGGGTCTGAGCTTCATGTTCATGATCCTTTTAATAGATCGGAAGAACATAATAAAGAAGTTCATAAAAAAGCTAAAGGGAACTCTGACTATGTTGGAATGCATAATGTATTAAATGTAATAAAAGAACCAGAACATAGAATTGAAGCTATGAAAGCTGCAAAATCTTTCATGAAACCAAAATCTGGTATAGTACATTTTACAGTATATGAAGGAGATAAAAAAGGTAATGGAAGAATGACTAAAGCCGATAAAGGAAGAGGAAGTTCTTGGCAAGAACATAGACCAACATCTTCTTATATTGAAGAAGTTAAAAAAGTTTTCCCTGAAGATGGTCATCATATAGAAGTTAAAGGACAAAATATTATAGTGAGACAAAAATGAAATCTTTTAAAGAATTTATATATGAAGAAAGAAAAATAGGTAAAGTTATTGGTGGAGAACATTATATTCATAGAGATTATGAAAATTTAATATCAGATCAAGAAGGATTAGAAAAAGCAAAATCTAAATTAAATTCAGAACATAGAAATAGATATAATGTAGTAAAACATAATAAGAAAGAAGGAACATTTTCATTTATACATTCTCCTGATTTCGATGAATCTGATGAACCTATTTCTGGAGAGTCGCATAAAGTTAAACCTGATGGATCAATAACTATAACTAAACAGAAAAAAGACCCCCAAATTTGGCATCATAAATGGCAATGGGTTGGTGATGATTATAAAGGATTTGATGTAGAAAAATCAAAACAAAGATCTAAAGATTGGGGAAAAGTTACCGATAAAATTAAACAAGAACGTCCAGAAGAAAAAGTTATGAATAAAATTGGAACTAAAAGTTATTGGGAAAAAAATGTTGTTCCTTATATAAAATAATGAATAATCTTTTTAAAAAACAAAAAATAGATATAGAAAATGAAGAAAGTTTTTCTTTATTTTTATCAGAATTAAAAACAATATATCCAAATAATGATGTATTTAATTCTATTGAACCAATAACTATTAATATACATACTCATGATGATTTTGAAACTAGATTATTTTTATCTGGAGAAGCAGAATTTATTATAAATAATATAAAAATAATATGTAATAGAGGGGATTATATTGAGATATATTCAAATACTCCTCATTCTTTTAACTATTATGGTGGGGAAGAATTAAAAGTTTTAAGATTTTTTTCAAATAACATTCCATGGCAAGCAAATTTTAAATAAGAGAAAAGAAAATGAAAACATTCACAAAATTTATGTCTGAGATAAAAGAACCAACAGGGGAATTAAAAAAATCTTGTTGGAAAGGATATACTGCAATAGGATTAAAAAAGAAAAACGGAAAGATGGTTCCTAATTGTGTTCCAGAAGAAGTTGATTTAGATGAAACTGCCGCATGGCAAAGAAAAGAAGGAAAAAATCCTGAAGGTGGTCTTAATAAAAAAGGTGTAGAATCTTATCGTAGAGAGAACCCAGGTTCTAACTTACAAACTGCTGTAACTACTCCTCCATCTAAATTAAAAAAAGGAAGTAAAGCAGCAAAGAGAAGATTATCATTTTGTAAAAGAATGAGGGGTATGAAGAAGAAATTAACTTCTGCTGAAACTGCGAGAGATCCAAATTCTAGAATTAATAAATCTTTGAGAAAATGGAATTGCTGATGAAATCATTTAAAGAATTCATATCTGAAGAAGATAAAACAACTCATACTAATTTAGTATCAGATTTTTTGAATTCTACAAATCCTACAACTAGAAAATTTTATTCTACAAGAGATAATTGTGGACCAGCTTGTTATGATCTTATAGATCATGCAAAATCAAAAGGAATAAATCTTAAGTTAATAAGAGGAGAATTCAAAGGAGATTCTGTAGTTCATTCTAAAAAAGATTTTACCAAAGAAATGAAAAAAGAATTTAAATCATCTGGGCTGGATTTCAACAACAAAGAACATAGAAAACAATGGATAGAAACCAATCCAAAATATTCAGAAGAATGGAAAAATATACCTCACTATTGGACAAAAGATGAAAAAGGAAATATTCATGACCCAACAGGAAATTCTCAAATAATTAAAAAAGGATTTTCAAAAGATTTAAACTCATCAAGATATACAGAAAAACAATGAAATCATTTAAAGAATTTTATAAAAATAATTATTATATAATAGATGAAGAAATTCATAATGAACTTCAATCTATATTAGATGTGCCAAGTGAAAGTGAAGAAGAAAGAACTAAAAGATTAGAAAAAAATCCTTGGACTGCATCTAAATTTGATCCTGCTGTTACTAAGTTAAATAATTTTACTAAAAAAGCTAGAGAATTATTATCTAGGGGAGAAGATACTGGATTAGAAAATAGTAAACCTAAAAAAGGTTCTTCTAGAGCAGTTTTCTTCCCAAAAGATCCTAAAAATATTACTTTAGATGGAATTCCTACTAAAGCTAAAACAGTTGTAAAAATAGCATTTCCTGGTAGATTAGATAAATTCAGAAGAAATGATGAAAGATTATTAGGTGAACATCAAAACTCAACAGAGTCAGATCATGTTATCTCTAACAATTTTGGTATGTTATCAGAAAATCATGATGGATCATATTCAACAAATCCAGATGGAGTATTAGCACCTGTTTTTAACAGACATCCTGACCATCATCATTTAGAAATGGGTCATGTATCTCCAATGAAAAAATCTGATTTTCAAAGATTAACAGTATCAGAATCTCATCCAAAAGGACTTAAATTTGATGATATGTATAATGCATTAAATAAAGAACATAAAGATGCTAATGGCTTAGATGGATTTACTCCACGCTCTCATACTGATAGTTTGCATGAAAAAACTATGCAACATCCATTCGTTAATAAAGTTGCTGATATGATGTTTACTAATGGATTTCATCCAGGAGATATTTCAATTAGAAATATGGGAATTTGGACTCATCCACATACAGGTAAACAATATCCAGTAATGTCAGATTATGGATTTACAGATGATGTTGCCAATCATTATTGGCAAAGAAGACAAAGAGCATCAAGAAATTATTAAAAATAATATAAAGGGAGTGAAAAAGCTCCCTTTATAATATAATCTTATACTATTTAAGCAACTTTTCTAGTAGATAAATCATCAAATTTTTCATAATTCTCTACGAATGATTTCTTATTTTTCTTATAAGAATCTTTTTGTGAAATTTTTACTTTTGGTTTTTTGAATTTATCAGAAGGTTCTTTACGATATGTTTTAGCCATACTCAGTTATCTTTATTATCAGTTTTAATTACATTAATTTTATCAAGATCTTGATTAGATCCTTGTCTTGCTGGTTTTCTATTGAAAAATTCAGCAGTTTTTTTAATTTCCTCTTCATAACGTTTTTTATCATTTTCATCAGGTATATATTCGTTAGCCATTTATGTCATCCTTAAAATAATTATTTATAATTTGTTTTATTTTCACCATATAAGTATCTATATATTTTATTTCAAAAGAGGTGTTTATGAAAAATATTTATGAAATTGTTTTAACAAATTTCAATGAACCAAATGATGTTCAATCAAAGACTATATTTTTTGTATCTGATAATTTAAATGATATTTTATCTTATATTAGATCAAATAAAGATTTAACTAATTTTGTTGTATCTAATATAGTTATGATTAATCAAGGATCAGAAGTAATTTATATTTAATTATCATCCGACTACAGAGTAATAGTAACACAGGATAGAAAAAAAGTCAAGAACTTTTTTATTAGATATAGACTTAGATTATAAGAATTATTTTAAACTTATTAAAATCTGTATAAAGATAAATACTATTATTTTATAAAGGAATTTAGATGAAAATTCTAGTAATAGATTCGGAAGGATTTTGTTTGGATTTTGCATGGAGATGTAAATTAAACAAACATGATGTTAAATATCACATAGCAATGAATCCAAAAAAAGGAATAATATCAACATATGGAGATGGTATTGTTTCTAAAGTAAATGAATATAAACCATATATGGATTGGGCTGATTTAATTGTTCTTTGTGATAATATAATTTTAATGGAAGAAATGAAGAATTATAGAAACAAAGGATATCCAATATTTGGTATTGATGATGATATTTCTAAATGTGAATTAGATAGAAATTATGGGCAAGATTTATTTAAAAAATATGGTATAGAAACTATGCCCTATGAAGGTCCATTTAATGATTATGATTCTGGAATAAACTTTGTTAAAAAGAATCTAGATAAACGTTGGGTTTCAAAACCTTGTGGAGAGGAAACAGATAAATCATTATCATATGTTTCTAAATCTGCTGAAGATATGATATTCATGCTACAAAAATGGAAAGAAAAAGGAAAGAAACAATCATTTATTTTACAAGAATTTAAACCTGGTATTGAAATGGCTGTTGGTGGTTTTTATGGACCAGGAGGATTTTCTAAATACTACTTAGAGAATTTTGAATTTAAAAAATATTTAAATGGAGATTTAGGAGTAAATACAGGAGAACAAGGAACTGTAATAGGATATGTTCAAAAATCTAAACTAGCTGAAGAATTACTAACTCCTTTGATTCCTTATTTAAAATCAAAAAATTATTGTGGTTATATTGATGTTGCTTGTATTATTGACGAAAAAACAGGAACTCCTTATCCATTAGAATTTACTTCAAGATTTGGATATCCATTATGGCAAATACAACAAGCATTACATATAGGAGATCCTGCAGAATGGATGTTAGATCTTATTAAAGGAAAAGATACTTTAAAAGTTAAGGATAATAAAGTATGTATAGGTGTTGTTCTTTCTAATGGATCTTACCCTAAAAAAGCAGATGATTATTATGAAGAACAAGATTATCCTATTAAGTTAGATAAGGTTAATATGAATGATATTCACCCTTCAGAAGTTAAGATAGGAAAGACTTTAAAAATTTCAGATGGTAAAATAAAGGAAGTTGATGGTTGGGTTACTGCTGGAAATTATATTCTAACTGCTACTGCATGTGGTGATACTATTTTAGAAGCTAAAGAAAAAGTTTATAAAATTTTAAAAAATATTGAAGTTGGAAATTCTCCACAATATAGAACTGATATTGGAGATAGACTTAATAAACAACTTCCAACAATTCAAAAATTTGGATATGCTAAGATGTTTAAGTTTGATGAAAAATCTAAAGGGTCTGAGGTTGCTGAACAATACGCACAAGCTATATCTAGAAAGATAAAATTTTATTGACATTTATTTTTAAAATTTAGATTAAAAGTGTTGACTTGATGTAGAAAAACTCGTATACTATATGCTCTTACAATCGACAAGTGGAGTTTTTGTGAATATATTTTATCTTGACCACAATTATAAAGTTTGCGCTCAAATGCACAACGACAAACACTGCATCAAGATGATTCTTGAGTATTGTCAACTTTTATCTACTGCTCATCGTGTTCTTGATGGTGTTGATTCAGTAGAAAAACGTGCAGTTGCTGGATCATTTCCTGTTCGTTGGCGTAATGTAAAAAAATGGAAACTGTCTGATGATCGTGACAATATTTTATATGCAGCTACTCACATCAATCATCCTAGTGCTATTTGGTGTCGTGCTTCAAAAGCTAACTACGATTGGCTATACTCATTGCTAGTAGAACTATGTAGTGAGTATACCTACCGTTATGGTAAAGTTCATAAGTGTGAGCAAATTGGTTTGGTTAAGAAACTGTCTGAGTATCCAAAAAATATCAAGATAGGTCTATTCACGCAACCTACTCCAGCTATGCCTGAAGAATATGTTATCAAAAATGATTCCATAAAGTCTTATAGAAATTACTATATAAACAGCAAACAACATATCGCACAATGGTCAGGAAAGATAAATAGTAGAGAAGTACCAAATTGGTATTCTCAAGGAATTCTGGATTTATTAACAGAACAGGCTCAAAAATTAAATATGGGGTATTAAATGCCAATTTATGATATAAAGAATAAAGACACTGGAGAAATAGAAGAAAAATTTATGACTATTTCTGAATATGAACAATATAAAATTGATCATCCCAATGAAGAACAAGTTTTCACAACAATGAATTTTGCAGATTCTGTTTCTTTAGGAATTAAAAAACCACCAAGAGAATTTCAAGAGGGAGTTATCGAAAGAATTAAAAGAAATACCCCAGGTCATAATATTCAAAGCAGATGGGACTAAATACAATTTTGTTATGTATATTAATGTTTTTTTGACTTCTATTAACTACAAAGGGCAGATATTGCCCTTTTTTCTTTTCAAGGATGTTTATGTCAAAAATAAGAAAACTAAACAGCAAATTCTTAAAATCTTCAGAGATAGATAGAGAGATGGATAATGTAACTTCGATAAAAGGCAGAAAAAGAAAACCACAAAATTCTAATACAGGACAATTGGTATTAAAGGAAATTCAACCATTAACAGAGAATCAAAAATTAGCTTTTGATTCATATTATTCTGGTAGAGAATTAATTCTAAGTGGATTTCCTGGAACTGGAAAAACCTTTTTAGCTATGTATCTTGCATTAAATGATTTATTCTATTCAGAAAATGATTATGAAAGAATTATTATATGTAGAAGTTTAGTTAAATCTAGGGAAATAGGACATTTACCTGGTTCTGTTGATGAAAAAGCTCAACCTTTTGAAGCACCTTATATTTCTATATGTAATGAATTGTTTAGTAGAGGTGATGCATATTCAATATTATCTAAAAAGGATATAATTCAGTTTGAAAATACTTCATTTTTAAGAGGATTATCTTTTAATAATGCATTAATTATTATTGATGAAGCTCAAAATTTCAATTTCCATGAAATTGATACTGTTTGTGGTAGAATAGGTAAAAATTGTAGAATAATTTTTTCTGGAGATATACATCAATCTGATTTAATCAATACTAGAGAATGTAGTGGGTTTGCTAAATTTTTAAAAATCGCAAACATTATGGATAGATTTAATGTTGTAGAGTTTGAGGTAACTGATATAGTAAGAAGTCAATTTGTATACGACTATATTGTTGCTAAACATAGAGTAGAACAAGGATATGATTAATAAAAGAAAATATAGAAGTATTTTCATTTCAGACATTCATCTTGGAACTAGAGATTGCAAAGCAGAATTGCTTTGCAATTTCTTAAAATATAATTCAGCTAATACAATATATCTTATTGGAGATATTATTGATGGTTGGAAAATGCAACAAAATAAATGGAAATGGAAAAAATCTCATACAAATGTAATTCGTCAAATTTTGAATCATTCAAAAAAAGGTTCAAAAATAGTGTATATTACAGGGAATCATGACGAGTTTTTGAGACCTTTATTAATATATGATTTTTCTTTAGGTAAAATAGAAATAGTTAATAGAATTGATCATATAGGAGTTAATGGTAAAAGATATTTAGTAATACACGGAGATTTATTTGATGGTATTTCTAAATTAGCACCTTGGTTAGGATTTTTAGGAGATAAATCATATGATTTATTATTATATCTAAATTCTAAATATAATTGGTTCAGACATAAATTTGGATTTGGATATTGGTCATTTAGTAAATATCTAAAACATAAAGTTAAAGGTGCTGTTGATTTTATTTTTGACTATGAAAAAAATTTAGTTGACTATTGCAGAAGAAAATTCTATGATGGTGTTATCTGTGGACATATTCACCACGCAGAGATAAAAGAAATCGAAGGCATAGTCTATATGAATGATGGAGATTGGGTAGAAAGTTGTACCGCATTAGTTGAACATTTTGATGGTACTTTTGAAATAGTAACTTGGAACGAAATTAAAGAAACTAAAGAGGATAGATGTGAAGAAAATATTGATAATAACTGACACAACTCTTAAACAAACTAATGGTGTTGTTAGAACTCTAAATAAAACAATGGAAATTCTTTCTGAAAAAAATGAAATTTCTTTCATCAATCCAGAAAGATTCAAAACTATTTCTCTACCATTCTATAAAGAAATTGACATTTCATTGAATGTATGGAAAATTGGTAAAATGATTGAGGATATTAGTCCTGATTTTATTCATATTGCTACAGAAGGTCCAGTTGGATTAGCAGGAAAGTTATATTGTGATAGGAAAAAATATAATTATACAACATCTTATCATTCTATGTTTCCTGAGTTTATTAAAAACATTTTTGGGATTTCTGAAAATTTAACATACCCATATTTCAAATGGTTTCATTCAAAGTCTAAAAATATATTAGTTCCTACTAATATAGTAAAAAATCTATTAATATCTAAAGGATTTGACAATCTTGTTGTTTGGAAAAGAGGAGTTGATAGAAAAGTATTTAATTCTTCTCATAGGAATAGGCCATTTGATTCACATTTAAAATTTATTTTATGTGTTAGTAGAGTTTCTAAGGAAAAAGGTTTAGATGATTTTTGTAATATTCCTGTACCAGATGGGTATTTAAAAGTTTTAGTTGGTGATGGTCCTTATTTAAAAGAACTTATGACTAAGTATCATAGCGAAGTATCATTTGTTGGAAAATTAACAGGAAAGAATCTTTCCACCATCTATGCTAATGCAGATGTTTTCGTTTTTCCTTCTAAAAATGATACCTTCGGGTTAACACAATTAGAAGCAATTGCTTCAGGTACTCCTGTATTAGCATATAGAGGTACTGTTTCTGATGAGATAATTAGAGAAGGTAGAAGTGGATTTCTAGTAGAAGAATTCGGAGTTGGTGAATTAGATGCTTGTTTAACATTATCCAGAAAATATGTAGAGGATGAGTCTTATAATTGGACTTGGAAAAAGTGTACTGCAATTTTTTACGAAAGTTTAGTTGAAAAATAAATTATGTTTTTATATTGCCCTCCAAAAGAAATATATGATTTAAAAACTGAAACCATTAATAATAAACGTCATTACGTTACTCCTAATGGAAAGTATGCGTCAATAACCACAATATTAGGATCTTTTAATAAACAACGGCTTTTTGATTGGAGAAAAAAAGTTGGGGAGGAAGAAGCTACTAGAATTTCCACTAGAGCTTCTTCTAGAGGAACCAAAACACATTCTTTATGTGAACAATATTTGAATAATAAAGCTATTGATTATTCTGATTTTGCTAATACAATAGCATTAGATTGTTTTATTTCAATTAAACCATTTTTAGATAATATTAATAATATACATTATTTAGAATGTGCTTTATATTCTGATAGGTTAAAAGTTGCTGGAAGATGTGATGCTATTGCTGAATATGATGGAGTATTATCAATAATAGACTATAAAACATCAACTAGATTAAAGACTGAAGAAGATATACAAGATTATTTTCTACAAGCAACATTTTATGCTATGGCTTATTATGAATTAACTGGGATAAAAATAAATCAAATAATTATAATAATAGCTGTTGAAGATGATAACCCTCAAATTTTTATAAAAGATATAAATAGTTATATTAAAATTTTAATAGGTAAAGTTAAGTGTTATCATTCAAGAAATTCATAAAAGAATCAATTGTTCATCCTAAATTAGGAGAACATGGAGAATCTGTTTATATTGAAAATCCATCAAATCCATCTCCAATAGAACATTGGCATGATTCAACCAAACACGCAACAGTAGTTCCAAAAGGAGAACTCCCACAAGAATTAAATGGAGTTAAATTTGAATCTTGGAAAAATTCTCCAAAAAATAAAGAAGAATGGAATTCTGTCGAAGGACAAGGTGATTTTGAAGAACCTCCTTTAATTAATACAAATAATAAAAGAATTGCAACTGGAGCAATAATACATGAAAAAGATGGTAGAGTGTGGACATTATCCCCAACAAATGGATTTGGTGGATATGATACAACTATTGGACCTAAAGGTAAATTAGATTCAGGGTTGAATCATAGAGCAAATGCTATAAAAGAAGCACACGAGGAAACAGGTCTAAAAATAGAATTATTAGGACATGCACATGATTCTAATAGATCTACTAGTTTGACTAGGTATTATCATGCTAAAAGAGTAGGAGGAACCCCATCAGAAATGGGATGGGAATCTCAGGCAGTTCATTTAGTTCCAAAAGAAAAATTAAAAGATCATTTAAACTCACCACTAGATAAAGAGATAGTAGAAAAACTATGAAAACATTCAAAGAATTTATATCAGAAGAATTTATAAAGACATCTGGAGCATTAGGTTCAAATCCAGGAGGGATATATCAACATAATGAAACAGGTAAAAAACATTATATTAAATTTCCAGAACATTCAGATCAAGCAAAATCAGAAGTTTTATCTGGAAAACTTCAGGATTTGATGGGTATTAAAACATTAAATCCAGAAATAGCTAATATAGAAGGAAAAGAAGGTGTTTCCACTAAATGGAAAGAAGGATTGACTCCAATAAAATTAAATGATGTTAAAGATATGACTCCAGATCAACATCATACTATAGGGAAGATATTTGCACATTCAGTTTTAACAAAAAATTGGGATGGTGTTGGAACAGGTCTTGATTATGGTCAAGGTAATATATCATCGGATAGAAAAGGAGTTCTTCATGGAATAGATCCTGGTGGTTCTTTCGAGTTTAGAGCAAGAGGTGGACATAAACCTTACACTTCTGATATATCAGAGATCAGATCTTTACGAGATCCTAATGTTAATCATGAATCTGCTCATGTATTTAATACTGCGTTTTCGATGACTCCAGAAGCTTTGCATCACGGAATAGAAGCTGTACGAAATATTGATCAAGGGAAAGTTTATGATGCTTTTAAAAATTCTGGACTTCATAATTGGGAAGATCTACACAGAACTTTTCATGAGAGAAGAAATAATTTCCTAGATCATTTCCAATCAACAGTTGACAAATAGATCATAGGTTGATATACTGTATTTTTGTTATGGAGAATGTGTATGTGGTTAGTTTTGAATAAAGGATTTCTTTCTATTGTTAACAAGGAAGGAAGTTATGTGGTTAGATCTAGAGTCAAAGAACATTTGTCTTTTTATTTTCCAAATTTTGAAATTGAAGAAGGAGGTGGAACAGACTATCAATATAGAATCAGATTGACGAAGAGTCAGTTGGATAATTTTTTTAGTCTTCTGCCTAATGAAATAGTATATTCTAATTTTAAAGATTCTATTGAAGATAATGCAATCCATAATTTTGCTAGTCGAATATGGACTTTAGGGTGGCAATTATTTTCGTATAAATAATATATTGCCCCATTTTTTGGGGCAATAACAAGATAACTTTAAAAGTAAAGTAATCTTAAATCATCAAATAGAAAATTGAATTATTGTAATTCAATCGTTATAGGAGAAAAAAGAAGATGAAATTATTCATTTTATGCTTGACTCTTTTTATGTCAAGTGTCACTATGTCGAAAGAGGTTGTGCATCAAGTCGGAATAGCTAGTTGGTATGGATATGGACTTAACGGAAGAAAAACTGCTTCTGGTGAAAGATTTAATACTAATTCATATACAGCAGCACACAAAAACTTGAAATTCGGAACTTCTGTTA